GATTCACTTTGCCTCCTTCGCGCCAAACATGGCGCTCCACTTTCCGTTTAGTAGGGCAACCCTTGTTTTCACCCCATTTGGGAACCGCTTCTTTAGCGACTCAATTGCCGTTGCGCGAATGCGATAAGCGTCCTCCTTGCTGTCTGTCTCAATCACCACAATCTGACCTGACACCATGGCAATTGCTGCTGCGTCGTAGTCAATGCGCGCAATCTTTCCGCGCTTGCCCAGCGTATCCGCCAAGGCTTTGTCCTTAACTGCCTTAAACCCGTTCATGAATTCTCCTTCCCGCCAAGCACATTGGCGATTGCTTTGCATGCGTTGCATTGAAGATGACCAACCCAACCACCGCCAACTTCTGGCTCTACCTCGTTGCCGCTGGCATCAACTGTTGCAAACGCATCCTTCATAACATCGTTGCCGCAACTGCATACGGCAAAGTCTTCCCCTTCGGGGATTGTGATCGCTGCGGTCATGCACCCTCCCAAATTCTCTGCGCTGCTGCGTAATCGCCAACGGATTCCAAATCCTTTATGGTCTGCAACTCATAGGCAACTACCTGCCGCTGGTTTTCCAAATGCATCTCGTCAGCCAGCCTCCAAACAAGCGGTGACACGCTGCTGGTAATGCGGCGCAACTCCATGCCGTATTTGCAACCGCCGCAGAAACCGAACTCGCCACACATTTCGTGGCACATGCAGTCATACGGCTCGCAGCAATTGCGGCGGCGCTCTCGGTGCTCAATGTCCATGAGGACATGCGCCCGCATCAAGTCCGACATGCGTGACCAGATGTTAAGAGCCTTCGCCTTATCTTCCTTTGTCAACTGGGTCATGTGTGCCTTCCTTCCTTCCTGTGCCACGGGAACTCCCCTTGGCTGAGGTAACCCTACAACCAAGGGGAATGCCGCGTCAACCCCCCATTAAAGGGTTTTAATTGTTACGCCCAGCGGCGGGCGTGGCGACCGCGTTGAGCGGCGCATGTGGCGCATGTGGCTGCGCCTTTGCCGTCGGGTAGGGCTGCCCCATGCCGACTGTTGTTTGGGCAGATGGGTTGCATCCGCTCACGAAGGGCTGCCATCGCGGCTGCCCAATCGTTCTGTTCAGGAGCCTTCATCCTGATACCTCCACTGACCAAGGCGGGCTGACAAGCCCTACAACCTTTCGGTCTACGGTAATTGTATCAAATGGGTTTTTGGGATTTTTAGAGTCCACGCTCAGGTTTGTGCAAACCCACGCTCAGAAATAGGGGGCTTGACAAGCCTTTTAGGCTTCTTCGCAACTCAACACTGCGAGGTCTTCCCAGCCCTTCTTTGTCAACACAAAGGTCAATACGCCAGCGGGCGAATCGCCAATGCCGTATCTCTCGGTAAACCACTGGGAGCCTGAGTCCAACGCTGGGCATTGCATCCATGTCCTGCGCCCCACCGTTGCCAACTGAAGCGAATGGTAGTGACCCGTGAGCAGAATGTCCGCGTCGCCTATTGCGGTTTGCCCAAGCGCCTGACCGCTCCACCATTTCTGAACTCGTGCCTGTGGCGTTGCGCCCGATCCCGATTGGTGACCATGTGCCATGCCAATAATTGGACCGCCTTCAATCGGCTGAATGGTCTGGGTGAGTCCATTGGCTATAACGAATCGCACATGACCGAACGCCTCTGGGTTAGCACCAAGAATCTCTGCCGCCATCTCCACGATTGCCAAGTCATCGTTGTCGGTCACGCCAGTCAACACTGGGCGCTGCTCGCCATGGTTTCCCGGCACCGCTGCCACAATGATGCGGGCAAGATTTGGCAACTTGCTCCACCGAACAAGAGCCTCAACTAGCAATCGGCGCATGACGCGCACCTGCTGCCCATGATCCAACTCGGCGGTGAATGTTTGATTTGGGTAATGACCAGCAACCTGCTCAACAAGGTCGCCAAGGCAGGTGACAAGAATGCCACCCAGCGGTCGCCCCTGTCGTCGCAACTCCGCCCACCGTTCCTCTACCTCGGTAATGGCTAAACCAAATCGGTCAATGGTTGCAGCGGTTCCCTCTTTGCCAATTTGCAAATCGCCAATAACCACCGTCAACAAAGACTCGCCCGCCGTATCTGGCAGAACCTTTGGCTTGCGGCGCTTAACCATGCGCTCTAGCGCCTCGTCAACTCCAGATGGAGCCTTCTTTAGGCTGACATCGGCGCGGAAGTAGAACGCTCGTTGAAGCCCTTCAGCCGTCGGCGTATCCCATGAGCGAACGCTTACGGTGTCTTTTGCCACATCGTAAACAGCGGGGTCTAACCCCAACTCAGTAAGGACAAGCGACCAATCTGGCTCTTGGGTTAGCGAGCGCGCAGTAATCCTTCCGCTTGCCCCGTTGAGTTCAACGCCGGGTTCCCATCCGTCTGGGTGTTTGCGCTTTGGTGACCGAGCATCTAATTGTTGCTGCAACGCCAGCAACTCGTTGATCTTCTCGCTCATCGGTTACACGCGCAATTGCCGCGTCGGTGTCGCGAAACGACATTCTGACCGATGGCAACTCCACGCTGCTTAAGGTACAAGACCACAGCCGCTGAGGTGATGTCGGGGTGAGCAAGCGCCTCGTCAATAACCTTGCCCAACTCATTGTCGGTCAGGCGCTCTCTCCAACACTTTCCCCTTCTGACCGAGGACAGCGCGAGAATGGCTTCCAATTCCTTGTTCATGTATGCCTCCCTCTGTATCCGCTTTGTTTAGCGGTTACCGAACACCAGAACCTGAACAACAACCGTTCCTGTTGCAACAATACCGTACAACTCGCCAAACGGCGGAATGACGAACTCAATAGGACCATGGGTGTCTTGAAGGGCAAGCCCGGTCGTGGTTGTCACGCCGCTTGCACCAATAATAATTGCTGTGGCGTTCTGGTTATGCAAGACAACTCGGCAACCATCCGAATCTGCTGCAACAATTAGCGTTGGTGTCGTAGCAACAGTCACCCGTGACGATGCGATTGACATTTACTTCTCCTTTGTCTTTACGCCGAACTGAGAATCGTTCGGATTCAGGAAGCGTACCACCACATTTAGGGCTGCGGCGAGACCACCGCTGATGACAACCTTGAAGTCGCCCGTGCTCATGTCCAACAGAGGCGAGCCGGTGGCGAGCATCATGGCAATGCATGTGCTTAGGAACACACGGGCTGCCTCCAGAATTGCCTCATCCAGACCTGTGCTGTCCTTAATCGCTTTGATAATTCCAAATACACGATTCATGCCGCTTTGTCCTTTCGTTGACTCAACCGCATGTCCAATAGCGTCAGCGGCTTGACCAGCCTTCGCGCCCCAGTCTACACGCTCAAGCCCAGCAACTGCCGCGCTCAATGCAGGGTCAATCTCTGCGGCTTTCTTAACAGGAACTGGTGCTGCCACAGGAGCCACAATAACGGCGCTCTGCGTGGCGGAAATCGGGGTCGTAGGGGCAACTGGAGCAGGTGCTGGAGCAGCAATTTTCCTGCTGGGGTGAGTGACAATGAGGAGCGCCTTGAACTCAGCCTTCAATTTGCCAGCCTTGACCTTGCTGTTAGCAATTTGGCGCAACTGCTCTTCGCTCACTGGCACGCCGTATCTCTCGGCGGCTACCTTCGTATCCCGGGTCGGGCAAGCCCATTGGAACCCGTGATCTTCGCACCAGCCCGCGCTCGTCATGTGTCCGTATCCACTGCGAATCTTCTCTGGCGAATGTTTGCTCCACCACTTAAACCAGCGGTCGTGCCACGCGCTGATCTTTACCCCTGCGGGGTAGGCTACCGGCTGTTGGACCCACACCATGAGGGCTGCCCCGCCCTTGGCTGCGGTAACTGCGTCATCCCATGATTTGGCGTAGCGAGCCTTGCCACCAAAGTGTGCAATGACCTTGACGGCTTCTGCGAGACTGCCGCCGTTGTCGGAGACACCCTGCACATCTTTGCGTCCTGTGATCTTCTTCATGGCAATCACTGCTTCTGCGGCTGTAGGGGCTACCGCATACTGGGAACTCCAACCAATGGCTGCGGCGCATGATGACCATGTGCAGTCGTCAAGAATTTGCTTCGCCCCCTTCAACTGGGCTTCGCTGTCGCTGTACAACTGGCTTGCAACCCTGTACAGAGGCATTAGGCGTTCTCGCCCTTGATTAGCACGGCAATAACGCGGGCTGCGGACTCAAAGGTAAGCGCGGCGGTCACGGGATGCCCTTCGGTTACGCCTTCGGCATGGTCAACTCCGTCGGAGCCACGCTTCCAAAGCGTGCCACCAAAGGCGCTGTTGTTGTCGTTAGGCACAAGCGCCACCCATTCGTCTGGGGCGGTGTCAACTCGCGTCCAGCCCTGCGCGTGAATCTGCTCAATGTGATCGGTTGCGGTCATTGCTTAATTCCTCCCCCACCGAAGCGGTCCTGTAAGTAGCCAGATGATTAGCAAGCCAACAATAGCACCGCCAATGCTGTCTTTCGTACTCCCGTCTGGGGTTACAGCCCATGCCACGATCATGCCAAGCCATGTCCATGAGGATGAGGCGGCATCAAGAATTGCGTCTACGATTCGTTGCTTCATTACCTTTGCCCTTTCCGCCTCCCCCTGATGGGGTTGAACTGCCGCCCAAAGATTGGGCTGCCGCTGCCGCCGCCGCTGCGGCTTGCGCCACTTGCGTGATTACAATTGCAGGAACGATTGTACGCGCTGCTTCCTTCTTTTGTTCTGGACTCAGATCATTGCCTAGGCTGGTCAACGCTGCAATGGCTTCTTCTACCGCCGCAACGGGGTTTGGCAACTCAATGTCAAAGATTGCTGGCGGCGGCTCGGTAGGGGTTGGGGGCGGTTCGGTCGGACTTGGAGGCGGCTCCGTCGGCGTAGGGGGCGG